TATTTTTTTCCAGGTATATCTTGCTGGGTCTGTACTTTGTTCATTTGATTTATTATCAGTATATGTTCCAATATAGCTTGGATAATTTCCAGCTTTCACTTCACTAAACGAAGGCATCCAAGGAGTTGCGGTTGAACCTTTTTCAAGTTTAGGGAGACATATATCAACGCTACTTCCTGTTGGTAGTCTAAATAGGACATTTTGGTCCTCAGTTATACTACTTTTAGAAGTAAACGTATATGTATGTCTTACCCATTCATCAGTAAGAGTCCAAGTGTAGCTACCGTCTACCTTAGGTTGTATTGGTTTACCGTCAGCGAAGGCCTTACTTGAAGTGTCAATCAGAGAAGGGAAAATATAAGTTTGAACAGTTCCTTTTCCTTTTGCATAAAAACTAAAAGTATAAGTCGTTGAAGGCTCAAGACGTTCTTTCTCTAATTTCCAAGAAAGTATGTCTGCAAAACTGTTTGGTTCTGGATTATTGTATGAAGCGCTGATGTAGGGTTTATTACTAACTCCTCCATCTTTTTTTACTATGGTAAGATACTTCTCTGTTTTTGGTGTGAAATTCTTAAAATCAGCATCATCCAACAAGTTCAAATTAGGGTAAACAGTCATGAAACCATCTCTTCCGTCTTTGCTATGTGCAAAGGCTACGTGGTTAGCCCCGTCGGGCACCTCAGGGTTTGTTGGTTACAGCGACACCCGCAGAAACATCTTTATAACCTTCTGCGGAGAATGTAGCGATATAAACGCCAGGAGCAAGCTCGTTATTTGTCGCTACATTTCCTTGTGCGTCTTTAATCACTGATGTTACTTTTACATCGTGACCTTGAGAATCTTTCAAAGTACCTGGTAAGGCAATTGTTCCGTCATTATGCCCTTTAGTTTTCGTTTGAACGTTCGCAAGAGTTGGAGCTACTAATGTAACAGCACCAGCTAGAACTGTATCAGGTTGCATGATGAACAGTCCGCTTTCCATTTTCTTTACAAAATCTTTAGCTTGTTCTCCCCAAATCTCATACTCAATAGCAGGAACTTTTTTATCGCCATTCAAATAAATATCTGACTCGGTCGCTTGTACTTTCAAAGTCCATTGGATAGGGTCTACACCGTCTACTGAATCTGTTTCTGATTCTTTTGTAGCTTCTGCTGTTGGTCTCAAACTTGGATAAACGACTACACGGTAACCGTCAATAAATTCTCCTGTAACTTTATCACGCTTGCGACCTTTAATAAGGTACTGAACACATTTCGTTTTCCAATTACCAGTAGGAGACCAACCCAAGCCATTCGCTGTTCTTTGTTGACCTAAAATGTCTTCTTTAAGCGCTTGGTCTGTTTGAATGAATACCATTTCGCCTTGAAGTAAGGTAGCGCCTTTTTTCACTCCATGGTCTGGTACATCATCAGCTGGATAGCTGTTAGTTTCCGATTGGTCTTCCATTTCGCCAACTGATACTAAACCAGTTACAATTTTATGGCTAGTGAAAACTGGTTTTCCGTTACTTCCCTGGGCCATATCAGCTACGATTAGAGCTTCATTACCAAAGAATATCTCACGTGAATTATAATCTAATTTCATTTTTTCTCTTTTCTATAATTTCATTGAATTGGCATAATTAGCGCCTTTTTTCAATGTTGTTTTAACGTCTTGAATACCTTTTTTTTCAACCAAGAAATACATACCATGATAACCGCTGGTGTAACTAGCCCTAGTACCTGCATCAACTACTACTTTATCGCCTTTTTTAACTTGCTTTAAGTTTCTTGACAATTGCCCAGTATTTTGATATCTGGCATAAGTATAGGTATGACCGTGGCTTCTGATTACTCTAGTCCTTCGGGCTGCAGCATTTGCCTTAGCTTTAAACTCTGCTTCAAACCAATCGCCCAAGCGTTCTGTTACTTTAGTTTGCATTTCTTTAGCTATGATTGATGTATTAAGTGAATTCATTGCCATGGTTGACCACCTGCACCACAAGGCAAATAAACACTTCCAGTATAATTGTACAAATGGCTGTTTTCTGACCAGTTCGTCATATTCCAACCGTCTCGTAAAACATCTCCGACTAGTCTGACAAGTTCATCGTCAACATCTTTAACAGATAAAACAACTTGATAATAGTAACCCATGACAAAGCTCGTATTGTCCATTTTAATGATTTTTGAGTCACTAAGTGACAAATATACCGTCTTGTCTACTATCGTGTCCTTAACGCCTAAAATAACGTCATTTAAAGGCATTGTAAGTAAATTGTTGTACCAATCTATATAAGAATCAAATTCCATTACTCACGACTCCTTCTAAAATCATCTTGTTATTTTTAGGGTTTCTTTCCCATGTTGTACGCTTGAAAGTATCGCCTTTTTCGTCTGAGAAATAGTTGAAAATTAAGTCTTCCATTTCTCCGATTCCGTTAAGCTCGTATCTTACATTTTTACCTAGTCCAATCATAGAAAACTCATCAAGTCTTAACTGACTAATTCTCTGTTTAACTGCTGGTAAAACGATAGGCTTTATAACATTAGCTTCTGCACCGTTCTTCTTCTTAACAGTCGTTTCAACTTGCAATGTTACTTGTGAAAATATCATTAAATACCTCCATAATACATTAACTCTTGCAAAGAAGCCAAACGTTTCATTTCAGCATTTCGCCATTGTTCTGCTGGTTCATCAACAATATTAAGCCGACAATAACAAGAGATAAACTCTTTCACTAATACACTTGTTTCGTCAGCTTTAATACCATTTTTTTCTAGCAATTTAATAGCTATTGAACGGAATAAGATAAGTTTACTATCATAAGCTGTTACTAAAATCGGAATACCACAATAGACCTTGATATAATCTATCATTTACTTCCTCCATTTTATTCTTATGCTACTGTAATTACTGCACCAGCGTTAAGAGTTTCAACGTGTCCGCTTGTTAGTGTTTCAACCAAAATCATGTTGCTGTTAGTTTTCCATTCAAAGGCATCAACTCTAGTAATGTCTTGCATATCGATATGATATTTTTGGTCTACTAATACAGTAGGTTTAACAGCCTTTGTACCTGTATAAACAATGATTTCATCTACTCCAACTTCTGAAGCAATTTCAGCGTCATCATTTTTAATACGAACGTTAGCATTTGCAGTCGCTTGGCGTAGCTCATCTAACAAGGCTCTGCGGTCTTCCGCTTTAACAATCAAATAGCGACGTCCAGCAGTAGGACGAACAAAGTCAACCGCTTCTTCAATAGCGTCAGCAAATGGAGTTTTGCCAGCTGATTTGGCTTTTGTAGTAATTTTTTTGATTTTTTTAGCGTCTGCTTCTTTGTCAATTGATTTAAAGCCGTTCGTTCCGTCACCCTCAATAAGCGCAAGGTCAACAATTTTATTAACAATAGCTTGTGTAAGTTCCGCTACAATCAAGTTGTAAAGTTCAGAATATGACATTTGAAGTCGTTTAACACGTTCAGCAAGTGATTGCAATTTATAAACCATTACAGGTTCAAGAGTGTCAATAGTGAGTGTAGCTGCCTGCTCTGTTTTTTGTTGTCCGTCTTTGTGAACTTGTGCTTCATTAGCTGAATCAAATGAGCGTGATACAAGCAAAGCACCAACATTTGTAACACGGAAGACTTGGAATACTGGGTTAGTATTTAACAAAGCTGTGTTAATTGACTCAACCAATTTACGTGGAAGTTGGAAAGTTGTATCTGTGATAGTTACACCATTTTCAGCAAGTTTTGCGTTCCAAGCGTTTTTAATTTCTGACTTTCCGGAGTTCTTTTTCAATACATCAAAAAATTCTGTTACAGCGTTTTGTGATTCAATAAAGTTTGTCATTTTATCTTTTCCTTTTGGTTTTTCTTCCTGTGCGTTAAGTTCATTCTCAATTTTGATAATTTCAATTGAATTTTCCGAAAGTGTTTTTTCCAATTCTTGTACTTTTGGCAAGTCTTCGATTGCGTTTTTTACTTCAAAGCCACTAATTTGAGATTTTAAAGATACGTTATTTTCTTTAAGTTCTGCTAAGCGGTTTTGTTTTTCAATTAAATCAGGTTTATTCATATTTCTTTTTAATATCCTCAATTTCTTTTAAAGCGTTACGGCTTTCAATAATTTTGTTGCGTTCTTCTGTAAGTTCTTCGCCTAAGGCATTTTGAATAAATTTTGCGTTAGGGTCTGCTGGTACTGAAACGAGAGAAATCTCTTTAAACAGTGCTTTATTTACGACTAGAGAATCATTTTCATTAAACTCATAATCTGTGATGTAATAGGCAATTGATAGTGAATCAAACGCTCCATTTTCAACAGCCTTGTTAATGTTTGGTGCATTGTCATAAAGCGTAAAGTCAGTCAGGTATTTATTAGTAGCTAAATCATAATAGACTTTTGCGTCCCCGATGACTTCGCTAGATCCAGCACCATGTTCATATAGCAGTGGATATCGTTCTCTAGCAAACTCAATGCAGTTAGGTGTCAAGATAATACCGTTAAGGTTCTCTACACCAACTTCTGACCCAATGCCTTGGAACGACTTAGAACCGTCCTCATTTTCAGTTACTTTAATTTCAGCACTATTGGTTATTAGTTTCATCTGTGCTTGTTACGTCCTTTCTACTGCCTTGTAATTCACTTAGACTATTAACAGCAACTGCATTAAGGTTAGTTATGTAAATATCTCCACCCTCGATTGGTTGCTCGCCCATTTTAACAAGAAGTTGATTTACTGTAAAAATAGGAGCGTTAATATTTTCATGATACAAGTCGATTAATTCTTTCAAAGTTGCAAACTTGAATAGCTGATTATCTACAATTATACGTTCATAATATAAATTATCCTTATTTATTCGTCTGCGGCCTGTTGAAATCAGTTTATAAGTCAGTTCCTTTTCAAGTTGAATCAGTAAAGGAATGATAGTAGAGTTGTAAAAATAAATTTGTTGCTCTTGCGTAGCAGTACCAAGCAAAATATTTTCATTCATAAAGTAACCTGTCAAAAGTTCCGATTTAATAAGGTCAATTTCATCTTTGTTCAAAACAGAATAATCTTTTTTAAGTTCTACAATTTCCGTCTTGTTATCAACTGGCGTCAAACCGTTGTAACTCGAACCCTCTTGCATATTCTTTATTGTTGTTAAGGCTTTTTCTCGATACTCCTGTGTATTATCAATGTCAAGAAAGGCATTAATTTTCAACAAGCCACGCAATTTACCTTGTTCCAGCTTAGTTTGAATACTAGCTAGAGCATTATCTAAAATACTTGTGTCTTCATTGATATAAAAAGGACTGAAAAGCCTTACTATTTCTTCAGGTTTATATTCTTTTCCATCATTAGTAAGCAGTAAGTCTGCTAGATCGCCCGTTTCACGGTCAAATTTAGGGTACAAGTCAACATAGCGTGTGCATAGCAACTTTTTAATTACTTTCTGCCAAAACTCCATACTATTGTGTTCGCCCTTAGGGCTCCAATTGAGGACCTCATCTAAATCAGAACCTGCCCTACTAATCAAAGGATCAGAACCAGTCTTATCTTTTTTATATTTAACATGCTGAAATTCTACTTTTGTTATTTCATTAGCGATTTTATTATGAATGTTAGTCACAAAGGCACTTGTATATTCTACCGCTTCGTTTTGCCACGCTGTGACTCTTTGAGTATCATTGTTTAGTTTTCCACGTGAAAATGATACCACTTTTCCGAATAAGTTCAATTTTTCCCCTTTCTACCATAAACTTACGCCTTTCCCTCGTTTATACTCGCCTGTTTTCTTGTTATGGCAAGACTTACAAAGGAGTTGTAGGTTATCAGGATTCAGCGCTATTTTCCAGTCATCAAGATTTTCCCAAGTTAGCTCTATAATATGGTCTACTTCGTATTTTTTAGCACCGAATGCACCACATCTTACGCAAGTCATCTTATCACGTTGTCTGACATAATCACGAACAGCCAACCATTCTTTTTTATTGTACCAGCCACTCTCTCTAACTGTGTCAACGTTATACTTCATCTGACACCGCCATTTCTAATGCCATTGTCAAAGCCACAGTAGGGTCGATTTTATCTTTTTCAAGTTTTTTAGTATACATATAGTCCCCACTTTGTCCGATTTTAACAGCAGTATTATTTAAAGCCCATTGCATAACTTTTTGGTTATGGATAAGTTTGTTTTCGGCTAGCTTAGATTTTAATAGTTTAATATAGTCATTCATTGAGAAACCTTGTCGAATTGCTCTTTGGTTATCTCCGTCTTTATCGAAGAAATAACGCTCGATCAACCCTTTTAAAATCTCATATCGTGCTGGGTCATAACCGATTTTTCTAAGTCTGCACCCTGTCTTAGTTCTAAAGTCATTAATATATGGTATTAAGTCATTTACATTAATGTATTCCGTATCAAGTAAGATTAGTTCACCTCTGTCAACGAATTCAGTCCATAACTCTTGTTGTTCTGTGTCCAGTTGCTCATATTGCGACCGTACAGAGAAAGTTAGCGTATGACTGTAAGTTTTACCCTCTAACTCGCAAACGAACGACACAGCGGTTAAATCGCCAATTAAGGATAGGTCAATTCCTACATAAGTTCTATTTTTATTAAATACAGATAAATTGAAGTCTGTTAGTTTAGTATCTTGCGGAGTGAAGTAGTAAGCTGTGTCCTGCATAGGCAAGCCCATATTAAACGCTAAGAACTTATTCTGTAACGCCGGGTCTCCTTGCGCAAGTTCGTACTCCTCAATAACTCCTGACCACTTAGGGACATTACCAATAAGAGGCAATGCCATAGTCCAATTCTTCTTATCTTTAACCTGCTCATGACTTTCTAGCATGTAAAGTAAGCCGAACGACCTATCATTGTAAAATTCTTCTTCTGATTTGAAGCGTTCAACAAGTTTATCATATAAACCGTCTCGTTTAAGTCCACCAGAAGTAATATAAATACTTTGCCAGTTATCTTGTTTTTGACGTGAACCTTTATTGACTGATTCTGTTATATCTTCGCCATAGGTATGAACTTCATCAAATATATTAAGGGAACTGTTACCACCTTGCGCCCTCAAAGTATCATTTGTTTGCTTTTTGAAAGTGGTTTTAAAAGAAGTAAATACTAGCCCTTGTTTTGTACTCTTGAAAATCTTGTTTTCATTGTACACTCTCAATGTATCGCTTGCTTCCGTTTGATTCCGAACTTGGTCAAATACGTGTCTAGCCTGTGTGTTATCGTACGCAATAACTAAGCTCTCTCCACCATATTGTCCGCCTAAAATCATCCAGTTAAGCACTCTTGTAGCCATTAAACTTGACTTACCTGATCCACGACCTAAATTAAGGAAAATCTCATTGACTAGATTGACCTGAACGCCTTTTTCATCAACCATATCATAACCAAGCATTAACTCGTACCACCAGCGCTGCGTTGGTAGTAGCTCAATCTTCATCAGGTTACCAGTAGTCAAATAGAAGTTGTCTTGTATCCATTCAATAGCTTGTGTAACACGGTCATAGCGATAGATATACTTATTATGAATACGTATTTGCTTCTGAATAGTCTTGCGAATGTATTTATTAATAATAATGCCATTTTCTTTGTTGTATTCCAACATTTTATTTAAATAATACATTTATTCAAACCCTTTCGGTGCTTCAACTTCTGGTGTTTCGTACTTACTTAGCTTATAGTCATCAAGTTCTTCAATTTTAGCTTTAAGGTCATGAGCGCTTGATTCTTCTTGTTGTAATCTCCGCCATTCAGTAGGGTTATAAAGTTCAGGGTTTCCAGCCTTAGCAACCATCATCGCTACTAAGCTATCTTTGTCCATCTCTTTTTCTTTAACCTTTACTTTTTCAACGTTTCCGTCAGCGTCATAGATTGTTTCTGTTTCTTTTAGCGTTCTGACTGTCAGTTTGCTCGCTAAGGCACTTTCAGCTAGTTCTAATAGATTTCCCCTAGCGATACCTTTAGCTTCGTCATACGCCTTTATATTGTCATCTCGCCACTTCCTAAAAGTTTTAGCAGAACAATGCAAACTGGTGTAGATTTCTCTGTCATTACAGCCAGATTCAATTTTATCAATGATTTGACTAAATAGCGGTTCTTCATACATCTTAGGTAAAATTGTGGGTCTGCCACCGTTTTGTGTTTTCATATTGTCCTTTCTTTTAATGTGCTTATATCGCTTAAAGCCTATATTTTCGTCTCTAAGAGCAGCAATAACCTTTGCTTATAAGTTTACCCGCTTGGGTGACTCTGCTCTTACAAGACAAAATATTAGTATATATTCCTATAATTAAAATTTAGCAAAGTTTTAGCGAGATTTGGCGGGCTTTGGCGGGCTTTGGCGGCAAAAAGCGCCTTTTTGCGGCCCGCGGCGGGGCGCGGCCGGG